TTCTGTGTGATAATAATAAGGAAATGTAGCATAACGTGAAGTGTAATCATAAAATCTTTTTGATTTATTTACTAATACATCCATTATTCTACTCCTGTATGAGGCGGTATAAATTTAGTTGTCGATGTTCTTGCGTTCTTCTTTGGAGTAAGAGTTGCAAACTTCTTAACAGTTTCAGTTTTACTGACTCCTGATTTAGATTTTGTATTCTTTGTAACGCTTACAGTAGGAGAAGTATCTGTATCAACATATATACCACTCTTAAATGTTCTTGTTAATCCTCTAAATGATCCAGCTTCAACTACATAATCTGCATCATATGGTTCAACCTCAGATACTGTAAATTGAACATCTATGACTGCATACTTACCAGAAATTAATATTGGCTTTTTATATGTTACAGTAACTCCGCTTGTAACTACACCTTTTATGAAAATATCATTCTCAAATCTTATGGCTACCATTGGCGGTATTACTGTTTTAGCTCCAGATGAATACTCATTATATCTAGGCAATGAAGCAGCTTGTAAATATTTAATTAATGTATCTATATAATCATCACCTGAAAAATCAACTACGTTGTCTTTAAGATTGCTTACATTTCTATTAATGTCATTTAACAAATCTCTGTGGAATTCAAAGTTTACAGAAACTTGTCTAGGACCTGAATTATTATAAGAAAATACTGGTGCTGTTCTTGCTAACGCATTTGTACTAGAAAAACTTGTAGACATTACATCAGTTACATTTTCAGGACAGTCTGGCAATACACAAAACTTCTCCAAATGATAGAAATAAATATAATTATTAATCTTATTTCAAGCCATTATAGTAACCTCACCAATGTTTCTACATCTCTATCTACATAATCAAGAACATCTTGATAAACATCTATAAATCTCTTAACTGGTTTAATTTCCTCAGTTTCAGACTCAGATATATCAGTCTTTATAATTGTATTACCATATTTAAGATTAGATCCTTTTGTAATGTCAGGTTGAAGTAACAATTCATGAATTGTATTTTGAAGCTGATCATCTCATATACCATAATAACCTTTTATGTCACCGTGATATACAGCATCTTGAATTCTAGAAACGTTTTTCTGGAATTTATCCATAGGAGTTATTGCATTTTCAAGTAAATATTCAACCAATCTATTTGCAAATGGATAACTATTTTCAAGATTAGCATTTAATAATGAACATTTACTATCATATACTACTCGTTCGTTTTTTGCTGAATCATCATAAATAATATTACTTATCTGTGTTCCATCAATTACATTTGTTCAAGAAGTATAATCACCTTCTAAAATAACTATTGATGAATTTACTTCAGAAGGAATTTTAAATAACATTACAAGATTCTTTTCTTTTTGTCAACAGTCTTTTGCACAACTAAAATTAGTTGAATATAAAAATGGCTTACTAAATTTGGAACCACTAATAACTCTGTAAGATTCTTTGATTAAACTTGAAGGAACTCCTTCAACAAATATATTACTATATAAAAGAGTAACTAATTCTCATTTAATATCTGAATCAACTGCTATTGTATAATTCTGATTTAACTTTACTGGAACTACATAGTAGTTATAGTTTGTATTATCAGTATCAATTTCAAATGTAAATGTATTACTTAACTGTTGAGTATAATAAATTCTTGAAGGTCTTTTCTTGCCAAAGCAATTATACATACTCATTAAATCTACATTATGATAATCTCTTATAAACCTAAGATAGTTACCTAAATACTCATGAGTATAATTATCATAAATTGCTGAAGTCATTTCTAATCGTTTTGTTAAATTAACTGTTGGATAATTATAAATATATTCATCTAAAAATTTAAATTCAGATCCTGTTCATTTAACAATTTTATTATCTTTAATATATGTTCTACCTTCATATAAAATAGTGTTATCAGTATATACAGGAATCATCGGTAAATTAAAGCTGTGTAATAATTCTTTAATATGACCAATAACAATATTATTATCTTCAAAATTATATTTCATTAGAATGACGCTCCTCTAATTACTCCTGATCAACCTGATGAAGTTGAATTTCCTGATAAATTGCTAACAGAAGTATCTATCGATTCAAGTCTTTCAGTCAATAAATCTAAAATAGCTGTAACAGTATCAGTAATTGTAACAACATTTTCTTCTAGTGTAGGACCTTCATCAGCTTCAATTGTAGTTACGCTGCTTGTTAATTCATTTAATGAACTTTGTGAACCTGAAAGAATATCTTTTAAACCACCAGTTGATACATACATACTTCCAGATACACCAGCATCAGAAATTCTAATATCTCCACCTCTCATTGATCCTGAACTCAAAGCATTAAACATTGCTGCTGCACCTGACATACTTGATGAATTTATTATATCATTTATAGTGCCACCTTCACCAAATAAACTTGTTATAATAGGTATTAATGGAGCATTTGTTGCAGCTATACCAAGTAATTGCATTGCAGTTCCAGCAGCTTTACCTAATAAACCACCATTTGATAATGTATCACCAACTCCATACAGTATATCACCTATACCAGACTTTGAAATTAAATTTGTTAATTCATAGGCCATTAATTGAGTTTGATTATTTGCTATATTAGTACCAAATGACCACATTAAATTTGCCATACGGTTTTGCAATCCTGTACCAAATGACATAAATCCATCATAATCTCTTAATAAGGCACCTATATCAGATGAAACATTACCTTGAGTCGATCTCATATTATTTGCAGCTATAATATCTGTAATGTTTACTCCAAATAAATTACCTAACTGAGACCTTACAACATTGCTTTGATTAGCACCCATTTCTTGCATATAAGATGTAATACTTGCTAATAATTTATCTGTAGTATTTGCATTAAGGCCATTATTTAATAATGCACCATAATCTAATCCTGCCCTTGCAGCCCCCATAAGAACTAAGTTTGATATTCCGCTTCCCAAGTTAGAAATATCGCCTGATCCCAAGGCATTTAATGCTGACGCTAAACTATTAACTGTACTGGCATTCATACCAGCACTATACATTGAACCTAATCATGTTTGTACAGTTCCCTCAAAATCAACTGCTTGCCTAGCACTCATTGTTGATTGGGCTGTAAGTAAAGAATCAGATACAGAATCAAATGCTGCTTTAATATACTCAGATGTTTGATAGTTTTGATTTAAGAATCTTTGTAAACTATATTCTATCGCCATTCTATTTGACGATAAATCTCTATTTTGTAATCTTATTAACTGTGTTAATGACCCATCTTGAGCATTAAACACCATATCAATATCTTGAGCTAATGTTTGTAAAAATGCTCTCTGTTCAACATTATAAGTAATACCTGATTTTACTAAATTACCTAAATTATCAAATACACGTTCTTGTCTTACAATATTGCTTGTACTTAATGTATTTTGGAATCTATCTAAAACAGAAGTCAAAGATGTTTGTGAACCTGATAAATGAGCATTAAGTGAAGTTTGAGCTTCAAGATATTTATTAAGCGAAGCATCTATCTTTGATGTAAGTCCATTAGTTAATTTACCAAGTGACTCATATGTTTTATCAAGCGTGCCAAAGGCTTCTTCGTATGCTGCCTTAACTACATTACCCTCTTTTTTATAATCTTCTACACGCTTTTTATGAGCTTCTTCTTCAAGCTCTTTCATGAGCTGATATTTAGATTTAACAGACTCACGATCTAGCTCATGTGTATATTCATTTATTTTTTGAATCTCTTTTTTAGTAAGGTCTGTTTTAGTGTGTAACTCTTGTAATGTTTCACGCGCTGCAGCACTTCTATTACTTTGGGCACTTAAATCTGAACTTCTGTTATCAGCCATTAACTTAACCTCTTCTTATTTTCCTCTAATAGTTCTTTAGCTCTATTAGCATCATCAACAATAAACTCTATAAGATAATCTCTTTCTCTTGGAGTTATCTTCAATATATCAGTATAAGGAGTGTTACAGTTCTTAGCTATCGAATAACACTCTCTTACAATTTCTTTAAATCTATAAGGACCATATGGTTCACCATCTTCATTAAATTGTGGGTCCAAAAAATTCATTAGTGTAACGAAAGGGAGTATCTACTTCACCTCCGCACTTAGAACATTTTAAATGTAAATCAGTTTTAATTCCTATAAATGAATTGAGTTTTGTTGCCGCTTGTGAAATAACATTTGTATCTTTCATTGGCAACTTTTTAAGAGTTTCTCTTATCATAATAAGATCAATAGACTCACCATCAACTGAATCAATAAGAGACTGTAAAGTTAAAAGAATTGTAGGATCACCAACCATATCAGGAAAATCCTCTTTCATTTTTCTTGCTTCTCTATTAATTCTATCTAAGTCTCTAGGAGTCTGAAATCTTAATTTTACTTCATATCCAGTAACAGGAAGTTTTACTAACATCATATCTTTAATCTTATCATTATACTCTACAACTTCCATGTCATCAAGATCAATTGTTACTACTTCTGATTCTCCACAATAAGGGCATGTAAAGCGTAAATTATAATCAGCTCCATAAGTAACTACTCTTAATTTATGAAGTAAATAAGTATAATCACCTAAGCATAAATCATATACTGGAATAGGAAATTTTTCAGTTAAACAAGATTCTATAATTTCAGCCATTGATTTATATGGGTTCTGAGAAGGTGCCAATCTCTTCATTTCATCTTCAACAGTCATAGATCTTAAACTAAATGATGGATCAAATTTCTTTCCATAAATTTTACCTTTACTAGGTAATTCAAAATCTTCTTTAATTGTAACTGCCATTTTATCTTCCTCTCTGTCTTAATGCACGTAATGTTTTACCCTCATTATTTAGAATATAGATGTTCATTCCATTGGCTTCGATAGTTTCAAAATCATCATCTTTCTTTCTATTCTTGCGGTAAATATTACAAAAGCTGATACCATTATCATAAACACCTGTATCGACTTTATCAATATCGTCAATATAAGTTGTTTTAATAATATTATCAGCTAAAAAATCTTTCTGTATTATCATATGTTCTATCTTCCTTTCTATCTATTTCTGTATTACAACAACATACAGTCATTATAATACAGAAATAATCAACCGAAGTTGATTATTGTCTTTCTTTAAAGTTGGTCTGGCTTATGAGGGATTGCTCTATCATAAACTATTGTGCCAGTCAAAGTTTTCTTATCTGCGTTGTTGTTATCCCATCCAGATTCCTGAATTGAACTTACTCAACAACCTTTGAGTTCCCAATAATTAACTAAAGTATTGTCTGGTAAATATTCAAGAACTACAGCATCTTTCTTATAAACATCAGATGATGGAATAGTATCATCAACAACATTATAAGATAATGCTTGCCAAGCTCTTAATACTGATTTACCATCAGCACCTGCAAAGTCATTAATTACTAATGAACCTGTACCGAAACTAGCTTTACCTGCATAATGTACTGTACTATTACCACGATTGATATCTATAACATTTTGCTGAAAATCAGGAACTGTGAAACTTACAACTGAAAAATCAATTACTTCCTGACCATTATTAATATAATCATCTAAATTATTTTCATCACCAGCGACTCTTAATAAATTATCAAGACCAGAAACTAAGAAACGGAAGTTATTAGTTCTAATTGGCTGATAAGATTTAGGGTTATCAGCAAGGTGATATGTTCCAAAATTTGTAGTAGCCATTTATACTATCTCCTCCATTAAACTGTAGCATCTTCAATTGTAACTTCTTCGTCAGTTAATACGATATTAATATCAAATGACTCAACAGCTTCAATTGGTTGAATTGTTAATGTAGCTTTAATTGTAGCTTTTCTAGTAGATACTTCCTTAGTCCACTTGTACCAAGAAATACCTCTTCCACTCTTCATCTGGTCTAATAATGAATTAGCTAATGTTTTAAAATTAATCCAAACAATATCATCATTAGGTTCAAATGTACATCTCATTGCTGTATGGAAGATCTGTTTCTTAATATCACATAATAACATTCTGATATTTAAGAAGTTCATGTATCTATCAGCAGTACCAGTAGCTGATTTATTAACTACTCTATTACCCCAGATTCTATAACCATATGTACCAGCGTTATAAATTGGGTTGACCATGATATTTAATTGCTGGCCTGCTTCTTCATCATTCTGAAGTGTATGCATTAATGCTTCACCAACATCAAATGAAGGTTTAATTAATCCAGGAATAAATCCTCTAGCAACACCTGCTGCAGCAAACCAGTTAGCATTACTCTTAGTGCTATATGCATAAGCCATAAGATAACCAAATCCTGCAGGCATTAATACAGATGTTTGAGAACCTGTCGCTGTAGTAGCGCAATTGAACCATGGGAAGAATGCTGCACTGTATAAATCTCCAGAAGCTTCAGGAGTATATTGTTCTTGAATCATATTGAATAATTGTTCTTCATTTTCAACATAATCAGCGAATTCAATTAATGCAATTGCATCTCCACGTGCTTCTGCTAAATCTCTAATCTTTGTGTAAGAAGACGTAATTACAGTCGATACATTTCCATCATTTACTACATCATACTCTTTGCCGCAGTTAGCATAACCACCAGTTGTGATAAACTTAATATTAAATAAGTTTCTATCTTTAAACTCATCTAACTTACCAGCTTCAATAGCAGTTTCGATTAAATTGTAAGCATCTCCTTCTGCTAAGCTTGATCCAGTAGCTGCGTTATCATAAATAAGAGGTTTAACTACAACATTTAATCCTTGTAATAAGAGTTCATACGCCATAATGTATGATCTATCTAAACCACCATCTACTGTAACAGTGTGTCCGGATGCTCAGACTCTGAAGGAGTCTGCACTAGTGAACAATTTTGATTCAGGAGTAACTGAATAAACAACATCACCTTCACTAGTTGTGTCATAACTTCTAGCGTACAACATTGGGACAAGAACTGTATTCTCTGTAATATCAAATGCGGCTAATTGAACAGCTTCCTGTTCGCGAATTTTAATATTAGGCATGGTATTCCATTCTCTCCTTTAATCTTGTACTTTTATATCTCCACTATACTCAATATTCCAGTTATCCATAAATGGAACACTAAATAAGTAAGCATCATCTATTGTCAATCTAATTGACATTCTTGTAAATTGTCCACTAATCAATCTTTCAGGAATATCTGAATTATCAGATACTGTACTTTCAATCATCAATGTAGAATCATGGACAATATTTGCGTTATTATAAGGAATCTCAATATGTAAATTAGGATAATTTATAATATTGAAAATAAAATTCCTTACATATTCATCTGCTTCAGCAAAGTATTTGCAATATATATCAAGCTGATATGATAACCTGATAGGTATTCCATTAAGTAACTCTGATTTTTGACAATTAGCAGCTAAATGGCCACCATCATATGATAATGGTTTCTTAGTTGTACTTATTATTTCAAAATCATTATCTCTTGAAATAGCTATTAATGGTAATGATAAAGGTTTATCATCTGCTTGATCAGCATTCAATTGAAATAGTCTTGTTGATTCAGATGGCTTTAATATTTTCATATTAGGATCTTTAACTCATTTTTTAATTTTATCAGTTAAAGCATCATCATAAAATCTAATAGCCAATTAATCACTCCTTATATAATATATCTATATTATTGTGGACTAAATTAAATATCTTTTCAATTAAAGGATAACCTTTACAAATTCTATTACCATAGGTTATCATATTTACTAATGAGTTTAAATTGTCACCTTTATATCTTATATTCCTATTTATAGTGATTGTATAATCTATAGGTGATTCCTTAATAATCAAATTCTTAACTGCTAACTTAAATATTTGATATGTATCAATATTAAACTTTTTATTAATCTTTTGTGCTTCAATACTATTAAATGTATCAATAACTTTATTTTGAATATAATTAACTACATAATCTATAAAATCTTTGCTATAAATTTTTTCTATTGTAAGTTTCATTATAATTTATAATTTTGTTTGATGTAGTCAATCATTCCATTACGTTGTAATAAATCATCTAACATTTCTTTAGCTTGATCATCACTTAAGTTTTTTGTATTGGAATTATTATTTCTTCTAACACTATCACCTTTGTTTATTAAATGAGCTTCTATATCTGCAACAGATCTTATTGTTTCACCATTATCTTCAAAAAATATTTCACGTAAATCTTTTTCACTGCGTTGCTTTTCAAGACTATCATGTAAATACTTTAATGTAAGTCTAAAATCTTTGTCATTCCTAGTGTATAACTCACGTTTAGGACCACCGAATACTGCTATAGATCTTCAAAATGATTCTTCAAGACCTCCACCATTTATAAATGATTCTTCAATATTTCCATCTGAATATACATTATAAATTTTTGTAAAATTATCTACTGATTGTAAAGGCAAACTATCTGTGGATATAGAATCAAGTAAAGATATAAATTCATTATCATCTCGACCTAATTCTTCTCATTTCATAGCATTAACTCATTTAATTAAAAAGTTATCACCAAATTCAAGTAACTTTTTAACAACATCATCATGCGTAAATATACTATTTAAGAATTCTTCGAGTATATTGATCTTATCATGTCCATAAGCAGCATTTCAAGCTTCTTCAGCCATTTGAATATCACTATATGAAGCTTCATTTAATCTTTTTACTTTCATCTGAAATGCTCCTCATCTTCCTGATTTAATAAATTGAAATCACTATTTACAAATAATTCAGTATCAGCTTTTTCAACTGTAGTTTCATATTCAGGTACTAGTCTACAAGTAATACTAGCAGGATAAATTGGAATAGCTGACATTTCAACAACTCTAAATTTTCTACCTTGTGTATTATCAAATGCAGATGGTATCTTAAATAAACAACCAATTTGCAAATTTTCAAGATCATATGGAACACTGATTAATGACGCTTTGTCTTGTAATTCAGCATTTCAACCTAATCTCTTTGCTGTTTTCTGATCAATATTTTCATTAAATATACAACCAACTCGAAGGGGTTCACTATATGAAGTATCTAGTTCCCCTTGAGTAGTGTACTGTTTATTCT